TGTGCCACTTTGTTCTTCCTCGTATACTAGTGCTTCTATTATTTTATATTGCTCGTAAGCGTGTTTAAGTGATGGATACTTCTCTAGTTTAGCCTTAAGCTCGCGTTCTTCTGCCATCTTTTCACCGGCCCAACGTATAGCTTCATCAGCAGTCCAACTTAGCCCGATACTAGCATTTTGACTAATGTTAATCCACATATTACCGTCATATACTTCCATTTGCTGTGTCATAGTATTGTAGCGCACATTACCAGCACTCTGTCCATTGTTGCCAATGTACGGAGCACTGTAGGAACTGCCAGTCAAATGTGGACTAGTAATATCTAAATTTTTAATCATAAAATGTTATCTCATTGATTAATTTATAGTCATCTGCATATACTTCTTTTAGTCTATCAATCAATTTTGTATCTTGATCTAATACAGCCTTGAGAAAATTTACTAATTTTTTGTGTTGCGGGTTGTCATCTAATTCAATATCTACACTGATATTTAGGTTTATATTATGTTCATGTAAATATTTTTGTAATGATTCGCCGATGCCGTGAACTCCATTAAAGTATACACAAGATTCTTTTGGTATTGTATTAATAAAGTATAGTTGTTTTTCGGTATGGTCGTCAAATATTACTCTATCAAATATTAAAGATTCCATTACTGGATTCCAGTTATCGATAATAGTGTCTGCTGTATAACCCTGACTGACTATGGCTGAACAAAGGTATTGCGCCATTCCGCTAATCCATCTACTAACAGGATCACGCAATACTACAATTATTTTCTTATTAGTTAAATCAGTTTTTAAAAAATTGGCAACTTTCCAATTGTTAGCTAATACCAGTTTACCAATATAACTGCTAGAATTCTTAGGAATCGGAATATAAACTACATCTTCGGTGACAAACATGCCACCTGGAACAAATCCTCTAGCGGTGTATTGATTAAACCAGTAGGCAATCATTTATTTGCTTTGTGCAGGTAAAATATAGTTGTAAGTTGCCATGCCGCTATCAACAGTAATCTGTGCTGCACCTTCATCACTAATACGGAATGTTTTATCACCTGGCAGGTTAAGAATACTAATAACTGCCGCAACTGGCCATGACCACCCTTTAGTTAAAGTACCAGCAACATCGCTTTGGAATACAAAGTTACCAGCATGACTACTATGATCACCAAAGAACAATTTTAAGTCAGTGCCTTCTGTTTTAGCAGTAAACGTAGTTTCGTCACTGTTAGCACTTGCTTGGAATTTTAAACGTAAAATGTTAGCAACTGTTGGTTGGAACTCAACGTTCCACTTAACACCTTTAAACTTAACTGTTTTAAGTTTGTCATTGACAATTTCTGAACTCATAAAACGATAGTCATTTTTAAAGTCGCCTGCTTTGTTTTCAAAGTGTAGGCCTACCGGAACTGATTCACCATTGCGATCTTGTCTAGTTAATGAAATCTTAGCATCGTCTTTGTATTCTGGAATGTTAAGGATAGTGTTTAGTTTGCCTAAGTTTGGCATACCAAATGTACCAACAAACTCTGGCACTGGATTGTTTACTTTTGCCTGTACAATAACTGAACGATCTTCAGCAATTGCTTCGATGCTTGTTTCTGTATCTGTGCCTGTTACCTTAACTAGGTCAATAATACCCAGTCCGTACGTATTTTTAACGATGTCTAATAAATGATCACGCATGTAGTTCTCCTAATAAAGTGTTATAATGTATTGTATATGATGTATTTAGAAAATGCAAGAGATATGGTAAAATTATTTTTCAATTATGGAGCCTAATACCTGATGCGCTTTTGATGTGGTAAGTATTCCAAATTTTTGAGCAGTTATCAGTATAGATATATTTTCTGCCACGGCTAGTTCGTTTGATGATAAAATAGTATAACCCAAGCGATTGAATAGTTTTTCTAAAATCAGGTTGATTGTGTAATTAAAATATTTTTTATCATCTGTATTGTGCAAAAACTGCATATTGCATATTAACTTGCCACCAGGCCTTAATAACTTGTTAAACGTAGCAAGTAACTGTTCGATAGTTGATAGATCAAATAAGTTTAAAAAATTACAACAGGTAATACAACCAAATTGTCCCTGCGGCAATATAGAATAATCGTTATCAACCGTGTATACTCTTAATCGTTGTACATATTCGATTGGGTAATTATCAAGTAACGCAGAAAGATTATCGTTGTTGGGGCGGTTTACTACATACAACGGATCTGCGGTAACCATACAATCAATCCATTCTTTTGAACTAGGATTAATTTGTAATCCGGGATAGTGCCAGTCGCAGTGTGATCGAATAGTTAACAATGTTAAATTTAATATATGTTTATCGTCGGGCAATATATCGGGCAATAAACATGTTTTTATAAATTCTTGCTGATACTCTTGAGAATTACACAATTCATTTATTTTAGCTATGGCAATCGATTCTGATAATTGCAGACTAACAGTGTTGATATTATTATCTATATTTTTAATTAATGCCCATAGAAAATTAATACTAGCATTAAGAATTTTATTATTTGTTATTAATAAATTATCGGCACTTGTTCGAATTAATTGATTTTGTTGTTTATCTAATTTTCGACTATCTTTCATCAACTGTCGATTTTCAGTTAATAATGTTCGTCTAGTCTGATCTAATATTCGACAGTCATTATCTATTCGTCGACTTTCGGCAAGTAATGCTCGACTTTTCTTTAATTTTTGCTGGCGCAGTACTTCTAACCGTTGACTTTCTTTAATTAATTGTTGGGCTCGGTTAACCTTTTGCCGACTCTTAGTGGCCATTTGTTGATTAATTTTAATTCGTGCATAATTGGCGGTATCAACAGCTCGACTGCGTTGATCTCGATAATATCTTGCAATTTCCTGATATATTACACTGTCGGGCCCCGATGATTCTGCTAATTTATCTATATCTTCTAAACGAAAATGATCGATTATACTAGTCAGGGTTTGTTTACGTGCAAGTAATTCATCTAATTGTTTTTGAATATCATTCATTAATCAAAACTAAACAATGCATCAAATGTAGTCTTAATGTCTGTGCTTTCGGTAATATTCCAGTTTAGCACACCTAGTAAGTTTTCTACTTTTTGATCAACGATTGTTGACTCCATTAAATCATTATCAAATGGCAGGTCTTTGAACCATTGCGGAATATGAGTTCCATCTGTTGGATAGCCTACACTAGTAAACCCAATTGGATTATCCTTTAACTTGCACACAATAGTTTTCATGCCATCGACAATACTAATTGAATAGTTATCACCATGCATACGCTTTAGGTTATTCCAATTCATAGCCGCACGTACATGCCCTGGCATATTAGCACGACCTTCACGTTCTTCTGCTTTGGTAAACTTGGTTAGATTGTTTACACGTTTAGGCGTGCCTTTCTCCCAAGCTGGCCTATCTTGGAACGCAAGTTTAAACTCACGTACCATATCAATAATAGCAGTCTTATCTACACCAGTAAGTGTCGCTAGTAAAATATCACTTAAGAAATCTTGCACAACCTTAGGAGTATCGGAACGTTTTAAGTCTAAGCCCATGGCTTTAACTTTACCCGGCTTGCCATGTGTATCCATTCGCTTGCCATCTAAGTCTGTAATCAGCACAGCATACCGTTTCTTCTTAATAAACAAACCTTTACTTGCAACCAACTCTCGCCCGCCTTTAATTACACTACCCATTTCACGTGGTACATGAAACGCACGTTCCATCATAGCTGGAAAACTTTCATTAACTTGGTCTGAAATATCATCGTACAGTTTAATAGCAATACTAGGATTCCAATCCATAGTACCAGCTTCGACTTCATCTTTAATCATAGGCCAAGCACTAAAATAACAGGAGTCGGTATCACCATATATAATGGCATCGCCTGTGTGATCATACACACCTGTCAAGCATTCATTAATAAACGCATCCATGTGCTTGGCAATAGTACGACCGGTGAGTGTAGTTGATTGTCCAATCCGCTTATCAAAGAAACGACAGCCCGGATTAAGTAGCGCACCATACAGACTGTTCAAGTTAATCTTCTTAACCAACTGTCGTTTATCCCAGAACGCAATCTCTTCTGGGTCAGTACATGAACGCATCTTAGCCTGTAGTTCTTTACGTTCAGCATACCAGCGTTTTAATAAACCTGGGACAACTGCTTCTTTCTCAAAACTAAAGATAGTACCGTTGGCACTGAGTATCCAAGGTTGATTACTATCGAATATCAACTTCCATACTTCGGCCGCACTGTGTACAGTACTTTCACCAGAAGTTTCCCAATCGATTGTAAGCTCGATGCCGGGTTTACTTTCCATAACCGCAGTATACTCCAGGGTAGCGAACAAGCCCTCCCAAGCATCTGCGAAACTTGACTTATTAGCCATCTTTTCATTGATGTAATGGTCGGTCATGATAGGACGTATCTGTCCAATAATCGACTCTGGCCCCATGTTTAACGCACGAATTGCACTTGGGTATAGTGAGTTAATATCAACTGACCCAATCCAATCATGCATGCCTGCTTTAGGAGTTGCTACATACGCACCTGCCGCTTGTGTATCGCCCATGTCGTCTCTGTTTTTACGATTAGGAACAATTAAGCCTTGTTGATGTGCTTGGTTAATAATAGCCTGTTCAGTAACTGCCACAGCACCCATAGTTGTTTGTAGCAACACTGTGTTGTCATGTGCTAGTTCGTTGGCTAGGTCTAAGAAGCGTAGTTTCTTATCTAGTTTACCTAGCAACATAGTATCCTGACGGTTATAGTCAATAAACTTAGGAAAGTCTTTGTTGTACAATTGATCCAATGTACCTTCATAAGCAACCTTGCGCTCATCTAGTTCATATTCACCGATAGCATCCAAACTATAACTATGTCGTTCTTCATAGGTATATTTACGGTATAGTTGCATGTAGTCTAAATGCACCCTGCCAATCAAGTCAAAAGTGATGTTTGCGGCGCCAAAACGTTCAAATTCACGCTGTTTTGGGTACTGACCCCATAGACAAAAGCGTCTAGTGTCATCTTTACTTAACACACGTGTAACACGCCCAATAGTATATGGAATATCATAGCCTTCACTGTTCCAGCCACTTAACACATCTGCATCATCGATTAGATTAAGGAATGTATCCAACATGTCTGCTTCACGTTCAAACATAAAACAGTTTTCATATTGGTCGCATATTTCTTGCGCAGTTTCCCAACTATAGCTCTTGGGCGGAATAACAAGTGTAACTAACTTGTCTAGCCAATCTAAGTAAACTGATATGGCTGTGATAGGATTGAATGGATCGCTGGTAGGAGCATACCCACGTGCTGGGTCAAAGTCTGTTTCAATATCCCAAAACGCAGTTTGTAGTTTAGGTGAATCGACACCAAGATAGTTATCTGATAAACAACGGAATACAGGATTGATATCACTTTCCCATATCCGCTTGCCTGATTGAATACGTGTCTCTTTATGAAATTCTTTACCTATACGAGTGCTGAATCGACTTACTGGAGTGTCGTATACAGTACGATACTTGCCTTTAGGATCGTCCATGTACATGACATAATTTGCTGGATACTCGACATACTCACGTATACCTTCTTTTCTTTCTACTACATAGATGCGATCTTTTGCTCTATCGAATAATGCATCGACGTATGAAATTTGAAACTCCTTTTACCGCTTATGGCCGGTTAACCTTGTGCTTGTACGTAAAGTGTACGACTCTTTTATTATAACATTAATAGCTTATAGTAGCCTACTAAATCGATTAAAAATATAGTTACGCTGGTCATTAATAGACCAAAACTGCCTCTACTTGCCGCTGAATAGATACTAATAGACAGGGCAGTAAAAAACATTGGATATACTACTAACAACGGAACATTGGGTACAGTTAATGTAAATGTCATTGCAACCGCAAAGTTCAATGCCCAATTGACTGTTTCTAATATTAGTCGTATTGGGTGGCTATGCCAATCTCGACGAATAAATTCAACAGTTTTGTGCCAATTGATCAAAGTGTACGACCAACTGTTTCTAAAATATCAGTAACAGTTTCGTGATCTTCGTTTGTCTCACCAAATTTAGATTTTTGTGCAATTTTAATTGCTTTTTTAAGTAAGCTCGGTTTAATTTCCAATTCTTCCGCTACTGCTTTGATTGTATCGCTAAGGCCTGCACTTAAATCTTCTACTTCTTG